GGGTAAGTGAGCAGATTATCAGAACCGGAGAACTGCAGTTCAAAGCTATGCAGCACATGGACGAATATGGATATGACAGACCAAAGGCGATTCCTGAAATGCTTGAGGTTCGTCCTCATCAGGGGGGGGGAGTAAGTAATGAAGTGGCCGGAGGAAGTTGTCAGATGGCTGCATGATAATGTGCCAGGAAGAACAACAAAACAGGTGACTGAGTTAATTAAGCAGCAAGGCTTTGAAGAAAAGTACGGAATAATATTCACCGAGGACAATATCAAGGGAGCGAAAAATAGATACCACATTAAAAGCGGAACAACCCCAGGATTTCCTAAAGGGCGTTCTCTTAAATATCCTCCGGAAATGCGGGAATATATCCGCAGCATTACTCCGGGAAGAACTAAAAATGAGATTGCAAAGATGGTGTCTGAACATTTTGAGATAGAATTCACATATGCAATGTGCAAAGGATACATGGCAAGAAATGACTTACGCTGCAGCAATGATGGCAGATTCCCTAAAGGTAATGTTCCTTACAACAAAGGCAAGCATATGAGTAAAGAACAATATGAGAAATGCAAGGGCACTATGCTCAAGAAAGGCAATATCCCGGCTAATCGCATGAAAGTTGGGGAATATACTCATACTACAGACGGATACCTGATAAGGAAAGTTAAGGAAGAAGGCAGCCAGAGAGAACGATTTGAATTTGTTCACCGGGCAACCTGGGAGAAATACAATGGTCCTATTCCCAAAGGGAAAAAGATTATATTTCTTGATAATAACAAGGACAATTGCGATATATCCAATCTGGCGCTTGTTGATGGTTCGGAACTTTTGCAATTATCAAGAAAAGGATTCAGATCTGACGAGGCAGAATTAACAAAGGCTGGCTTACTTACGGTTAAGTTAAATGCAAAGGTAAAATCTGTTAAGAAAAAGAGGTAACAATGAAAGAATTTTTAATTTTAATGGCGCTTATTCCTATAGGCTGTGCAGTGGCAGCAGGTTTTCTCCTGGTTGTATGCTATATCATCAAAATTATCAGATACATAATAGACAGAGAGGAGAAATAAATGGGAATAGCAAAGACAGATTGCATTTTCATTCAGATAAAACATAGAGAATGCAGGGCATTACGGAAGCTGTACTGTTCAGCATGCGAAGATGGTAAATGCAATTTTTATAAGTCCACAAGAGATTATAACGAGGACGGAACTAAGAAAGATAATAAATGGGAGGGTGTATGAGTAGATTAACAACTCACAAAAAGGTTGAGGAAATGTCAATGATGGAATTAGCGCATAATTGTTGCTATGCAGATGGAAAGCGTAACGCCAGATACAGAGATTACAATTTAGATATTGACAGTAGGCAGCTTGCAAGAAATCTTATGAAAGATATTTGCAATGTAGATTTAACTGATTTGTCAGATGAAGAATTTGAGGAATATATGGGTTCTATGCTTCAGTATGAAATAGATAGTACAGTAGGATTATTAGCTGTGTTTTATCGTAACTTATGGGCTATGGCCGGATTAAGAGAAAAACTGCAGGCTTATGAAGACTTAGACGAAATAGGATACTTGACATGGACTCCGGTAACAGAAAAGGCTCCTGGCGAATCCTGCAATGTTCCTAACCTTTTATTATCGTTCTCTGAATTATATATAATAATGGCGGGAAGATATGAGATCGATAAAGACGGCGAAGGACATTTTTACTTAAGAGATGAAAAGACACCTTGTGAATCAAAGGGATTACATGTTAATGCCTGGTTAAAAATGTTACCTCCGTATGAGGAGCTAGTGAGTGTAAGCAAAAATTTTGATGTTAGGAGGTAAAGATATGTGGCACATAACAAGGGAAGATGGAAGCAGCATTGATTTAACAAATAACGCAGCATTGATGTTTTATATGAGTACTAGTGATGAAGCTGATTTCAACGAAATAGCATCAATCGAAAAGATTACTAAGACGGTCACAGAAGATGTAAAACCGGAAGAGATTAAGCGTTCTACATGGCAGCAGTTCAGAGAATGCGGAATGCTGTGGTGGATTAATATGATCTTACATACATTTGGCTGGTCCATTGTTTTAGCATTAGACGGAGATATAGTCAAAGATGCATATCCGGCAAGAGTAAAATTCCGTGGATTTTCTACAAAAAATAATACGGAAGGATACATAAAAGTTAGCCAGTACATGAAAGAAAATGCAGGAAACTTACTTGAAGAGGCAAAAGAATGAAAGACTGGACAGGAAACGGGAACAGCATTTACAAGACCTTAGGGGCGTCTAATCACACGGAAAAGGAAAGACAGAAAAATGATTATTACGCGACAGAACCACATGCAACAGAACTTTTGTTAGAAAAAGAGAAATTTTCTTCAAATATATGGGAATGTGCATGTGGGGGGGGTCACATTTCTGATGTTCTTAAGGAAAATGGATACACAGTACATAGCACAGATTTGATTAATCGTGGATATGAAGGAACTGTAATTGAAGATTTTCTTAAGACAACTCACATGAATGCAATGGATATAATAACCAACCCTCCATATAAATTTGCGAGGGAATTCGTCGAACATGCTCTTGATATTTCTATCCAGGGAATAAAGATTGCAATGTTTTTAAAGCTTCAATTTTTGGAAGGAAAAGCAAGAAGAAAACTGTTTGACGAGAATCCACCCAGGGTAATATATGTTTCAAGCGGAAGGCTGCTATGTGCGAAGAATGCTGAATTTGAAAAAATGAAAGCCGGCGGAGGTTCAGCCGTTGCGTATGCATGGTTTATCTGGGAAAAGGGTTATAAAGGAGATACGGTTGTTAAATGGATTAATTGAGAGGAGAATAATCTATGAAGAAGAAATTTTTAGTAGTTATATTAGGTTTGATATTATGCGTGGGAATGGTAGGGTGTACCGATACAGGTGGCTTTAAAGACCATGACGAACATTCAAAATTGATTGGAATTGAGGGCGAGAAAGATTTGTATTATTACTCTACAACTCATATTGTTTACATAACATTTTATGAAGGTGTAGGAGGACAATATGGATATAGCTACGGCTATATGGCGCCGTATTATTCAGAAAGCGGTAAATTATGTATTTATGACACTGAAAATAAAGCTATTATTGAAATAGGAGAATAGATAATGCGGAAAACTATTCCTAAAAAGATCAGAAAAATTGTGTATCAAAAATACAATGGCCATTGTGCATATTGTGGCTGTGAGATACCGGAAAAAGGATTTAATGTAGACCATCTTCATTGTTTAAGAAATTATGAGCATACCGAAGACATAGATGTACACGATATAAGCAATATGATGCCAGCTTGCGGCTCTTGCAATCGATACAAGGCAACGATGGATTTAGAGACATTTAGGGAACAACTACAAAAAATACCAGACAGGCTAAAAAGGGATGTGTGTACTTACAATATCGCTGTGAGGTTTGGTATGGTTCAGGAAAAACGAGAGCCAATAAAATTTTACTTCGAAAAAATGAAAGAAACAGGAACGGCAGAAGTCACAGGAAAAGAATTTCAAGTCCGAATACATAATAAGTGGATTAATTGAGAGGTAACAAGTGTTTAAATTATTTAGAAAGGAATAACGAATCCTCGGTAAACCGAGGTTGCTAAATAAAGATGTTAAAGATTTAGTTGTAAAGTGTGAAATAGTAGCGTTGATGATTCGATAAGGTGGAATTTGAAGTAGCGCAGTTATACGGTAATCGGTAATTGAGTTTCAGACCATTGGCACGGGAAGTCGATTCACACTATCCACGCACAGGATTTGTAGCGTGGTGTTATGAAAAAAGATTATAAGGTGTGTTGGTTATCTGCAGGAGTTTCAAGCTTTATTGCAGGATATTTGAACGATACAGCCATATTCACAGATGGAGAAGGAAAGGAATACAGGAGGACTCCGATTGATGAATGGATATATATTGATATAAAGGACCAGCACCCTGATAGTATGCGATTTATAAGGGATTGTGAAAAAATAATAGGTAAGAAAGTAACGATTCTTAAATCTGACAGGTTTAATTGCGTCGAAGATGTTATTAGAAAGTACAAGTTCATAAATTCAGAGCATGGCGCACCTTGTACAGGGATGCTAAAGAAAGCAGTAAGGAAGAAGTGGGAAAATGAACATAAAGAACACGCTTTAACCTATGTTTGGGGAATGGATCTTAACGAGAAAAACAGGGCGGAAAGATTAAATACAAATTTTCCTGAACAAATGCATGAGTTTCCATTAATTGATTTGATGCTTAAAAAACAGGATTGCCACGCTATTGCAAATAGAATGGGAATATCCAGACCGCTTATGTACGAACTGGGCTATCAGCACAGATTGCGGAATTATGTGTTACTTGAACCTATAAATGATAATAGCCAGATACCAAACGCGATTATATGTTGGCTTAAAGATGGTTCACAGATAGTATATATTAGTGGCAAAATAGGAGGGAAAAATGAGATTGATTGATGCGGATAAACTGAATTTTTCAGAACAACATTACGTTAATAAGGTTGTGAAACAATTAAAAGAAAGAAGCAAAGAGTTTAATTCTGGTTTGAGGTTGCATGGAAAACCGGAAAATATGCGTACTGAAGAAGCGGTTGAAATAGTAAAGTGCGGATTTGAAAGCCTGCCGAGAAAAAGCGAGAAAGATTTGATTAGCAAAGAACAACTTATAAACAAGCTAAATAGTACAGGAACAAATATTACATTTGACCTTCCTGTAGAAGAAATACTTGGAGAAAATGTTGATTTAGACGATTTCGCCGCATTAATGCAAGATGCAATACAGGCATATAGAAAAATGGTTATAGATACTATTAAGAATATGTCTGCAGAATTCAGCTGGGATAAAGCCACAAAACAATTATCGGCTGTTCCTACAGGCACATACACGGATACATATTTGAGAAAAACTGCGCGATCCGAAGCAATTGGATACCATAAAAGATTAGAAAATAAATATCTTGAAGCAGTTGAAACAAACGATTTGGAATCGGCCACGGAAATATTAAATAAATTAAAGATGTGAGCAATGCTCTAAGAGTGTGGCAGCAGACGGAATGTATACATGAATTAGAAGGAGTATAAAAAATGAAATTAATAATAGAAATACCAGAGGAATTTGAAATACATTTTATGCAGGATAAATTTGAAGATTTCTTTATAAGAATCATTGGGGATATGAGTAGAAATGTTCCTAGTTTGTGCGGAGTTGACGAGAAGGAGATTGCCGAAATGTTTAAAACAGCATTTTTAAACAGCAAAGCAGTCTATCATGATGTCAATGAAGTTACATGTTTTGAAAAGGTTGTAAAACGATTGACGGAAGAATTAATATTAGCTAAACAAGATAAGGAAAGATGTGCGAGAGAAAACCAAACACAATTTGACTTTGCTAAAGGATATTCGATGGGCGTGACAAATGCATTAGAAATAGTAAAGGCAGGTGAATCATAATGCTAACATTACCAATTCAGAAGAGATGGTTTGATATGATTCTTTCAGGTGAGAAGAAAGAAGAGTATCGGGAAATAAAAGAATATTATGAAATAAGATTCCAGAACCTGTTCGGAGCCATAACCATACATCCATTATATCCACCAGACAATTTCTTAGATAGAAGCGAATTTGAGTTATTGCAAGGAGAGGCAGTACCAGAGGAGATAAGGAAAGACAGTGTTCAGGAGATTATTTTCCGTAATGGATATAGCAAGGATTCTAAAGCAATAAAAGCAAGATGTAAATTAAGAATTGGAAAAGGGAGACCGGAGTGGGGAGCTTTGCCGGATAAGCAGTATTATATTTTAGAAATTCTTGATAAGGAAGAGCTGGCAGCAGACAAGAATGTTTTACATAAGGCAGGTGATTCATATGGACCGGATATTAAATAAATGCCCTAAGTGTGGCAGCAAGTTACAATTTAGTAACTTAATGCAATTTACGCGGGACTACACAATTAAGAGGAATGGCAGGTTATCCGCAAAAAGCACTAGATCTGATGATTGCCCTATGGACGCATCATTTGTTGCATGCACCTCATGCGACTTTGTTACAAATTGTGACGGAGAATATAAAGATTATGAGAGAAGAATACAAGTATATAGCCAAGACGGCGTAATGATGTATGATGAAAAATTTTTTAAATAGGAGAACAGAATGAGCAGAATATATATTAGCGGACCTATAACGAATGTTGACCATTACATGGAAAGATTTTGTGATGCAGAGAAACGATTAAAAGAGCAGGGATACAGTGTAATGAATCCAGCCAGAATATTGAAATGCATGCCTCCTGATACCACATACAAGGAATTCATGCAAATGTCAATTACTATGTTAAAAATGTGTGATCAAATATATATGCTTAAAGGCTGGGAAAAGTCATGCGGTGCAAATCAGGAATATGGATACGCGCTGGCATGTGACATGATTATAGAGAGAGAGGTGTAAGTGTGGAAGGGCCATTTAATGACAGAGAATATATGCTGCTCCGCTCTGCAATTGCAAGGGAGCAGGAAGCGTGTTCAACAGTTGAAGAGGAAGGAGAACTGACAGCTATTCTTAAAGACATAGAGGACAAGATATATTATATGCAACACCCTGATGAAAAGGTTGCTGTGTGTGCAATACAAGGTTTTGCTACAGACTGCAGTCTGGCCATAGCGGAAGAAATTGTTAATATACAGAAGAATTCTGAAATAGCAGAGAATGCAAGAACGGGATACAGATTCGGACTGGGAGTAGCCAGGAGCATTGTAAGAAAACTTGAAGAAAAGGCAACAAAGCGCAGGGAGTAAAGTATGATAGACGAAAAATTCACAAGAGAATGTGCAGATGTATATTGTATAGCATTTGAACAGGCACGCAAGCGGTGCAAGAATGATGTTTTATCTATGCAGGCGGCACAAGTAGTTCTGCAGTCTCATATTGTGGTTCATTGCAATCCGGAAGAAAGACAGATAAAAGCTGCAGAAGAAGTTGCAGAACGCAGGGCAG